GTGATAGTCGGGGATGTCATCGGAGCGCCGCCGCAGGTAATGAGCCGGTCCGCTGGTCAGTCTGCCGAACCACTGCCGTAATACCCTGCCCGACGGCGGTCTGTGTGACCCTACTAGCTGCAGAGAGCGCAAACGCGGCCGCTTGTTGCCGGTCCGCTTCGGCCTGACCCGCGGCTAGGCCGTTCCTAATGGCCCGCTGGATTTGCTTAGTAACCTCATCCGCGATTGGCTCCCCAATGTTTTTGCCTAGGTCCTTTAGGCTTTTCTGCTGCGCGGCGATCTCCGCTGAGATGCCGTTAAGCATGGCGACGGCGTCCTCGGTGCCCTGATCGTAGAACTGTTTAGACACCACGACGCCAGTCTTGCCGGCAAAGATCTCAATGGCCTGCAATTGGTTAGCCAGTTCTGGGACTAGACCGCTGCTGATCATTTCGTTAGCTAGGACGGTGCCCGCAATGGGACCTTGTGCCTGCCCAACGGCCACTAGTTGGTCTATGAGGGCTTGGGATACGCCAGGTTGTGCGGCTAGGTTCCCTATGGCTTTGGCAAAGCCGGTGGCGTCACCGATCTGGGTTTGGAACGCTGTTAGGGCGTTAGCGGCGAACGCTTCGCCGGGTTCGGCTTTCTTTTCTGCCGCGGCCCAAGCGGATGCCAGGCTAATAGTTCCGGTAATAGCACCTTTGAGGCTTTCAGCGTAGGCGTAGGACGCGGTTTGGACTGCGTCTAGGGCGGCTTGTGCGACATCGAGGGCCGGTTGGAACATTGTGTTGACAGTGTCCGATGCCGCTTTCATTGCATCCCGTATGGACGTTGTAGCCTTAGCGGATCCGCTCGAAGCGGTGCGGTTTTCCTCTAGTTTCGGGTTTAGTTTGTCGAGGACATCAGCCCACTGGGCCGCTAGGTTGGCGCGGATAACGCTCGGATCGTTTTCCCGCACTCCGGCCATTGATGCTGTCCCGCCAAATGATCCACCGCTACCCGCTCCACCACCACCACCGACAGCCGCAGCCCCACCAAACCCGCTAGCCACCCCCGCTAGACCACTGTAGGCGTCTTTCAAGGCTTGCACGTCGAACAAGTTTTGCGCTAGTTGTCTTTGAAGCTCGTTAAATACGCGGGTCGACCCGTTCTCAAAGTCGTTTAAGGGCCGGAGGAAGTTTTGGAACCCGCGCCCAAAGTCCACTAAAGCCACTAGATCTCTGGCTAGTTCGCTGCCGATGCTTTGCAGGACGGGTTCTAAGTCTTTCATGGCTTGCATAAGTTCGTCAGTTTTGGCGGTCGAGTTACCTAATGAGGTGATAAATCCCCGGCCAAATGACTCTTGAAGTTCTGAGAATGCGACGGTGAGCCGGTTAAGTTGCCCTTGATAAGTTCCTGCGGCGGTCTCGGCCTGCCCACCGAACGTGTCCGCTAGTGCTTGCGTGATCTCTTTCATATTCCCGGTGCGGAGAGTCGCGGCGTCAAGCCCAACGCCGAGTTTGCCTAGCCCAACGGTGTTGCCGTCGTAGGCTTTGCCTAGGGCCGCGGCGACACTTTCCAAGCTTTTGCCTGTACCTGCAGCGATGTCTTGCGCAAGTTTCAGGGCGTTCGTGGCGGTCCCGACGTCTTGCGTGGACCTGATAAGGCGATCAAACGCCGGCCGCAATTCGTCATCCGCGACACCCGTAAGCCTTTGTTGGGAGTCAATGAATGACTCGACCTGTGTCGTGGCTTGCTCTAATCCGAGGTTACCTAAGGTTGTCGCTAATTTTGCAGCTGCGGCCTCATCCGCTACAAACGCCTGCACGCCGTCTACGGCGAACTTGGCGGCCATAGCCCCGGCCGCTATACCGACACCTAGCAGGGCGGGCCCTAGGACGTTGGCCATCTTTGAGCCGATGTTGTCGACGTGGCCGCCAAACCCGGTAACCGAGTTTTCAGCCTGGCTCATGTTGCGCTTGAAGTTTGCTGTGTCTGCCGCTAGGTAGACCATTAATGTACGGCCGCCGGACATAGCCATTAGTAGGTCTCCCGTCTGTTATTCCATGACGCTACTACCTTGTCGGTGGCTTTGCCCCACTCACGCATAGCGGGCTCTTTATAGGACGCGCCGACACCTTTCATCCACCCGGTACCCTCACCAAATGCCACAATTGCGGAGTTCGCTCTAGGGTCTGTGCTGCGCCGTGTCTTACTTTTAACACCAAACGCCGACGGGGTTTTAATCATGTTCACGGACGCGCCCTTACTGTAAGCCCTAAGCCGGTTAGCGCCAATAGTTACTACGGGTATGCGGTCGGACTTGGCTTTAACTGTGCGCATAATTTTGTCGCCCCAATTGCCCTTAGCCTCGAGGGCCGCCATTGACCAGGCTGGGACCATGAGCCGCCGGGCAATATCTACTGACGCTTTGCGAAGTTCGCTTTTGCCTTCCTTGTCGAGTTTGTTTAAGTCGCGAAGAAATGCGCGGAGCCCCGGTACCTGCATGTCATTAATGCCCCGAACTTTTGTCGCCACTTGTAAACACCTCCTCGACTAGCGTCGTAAACAATTGCGGATCGTACGTTAAAACTTCGTGCACTGGCCGGTTAAGTGCGACGGCCAGCCTTACAACTAATCGCCGGAAGGATCCGGCTCGGTAGGGTCCACGTTTTTGCCCACGTCCACCTGAACCTTGTTCTCCCGGGCCCATGTGCGGACTTCGGCTAGGTTCTTAGGTTCTTTACCGGTGACGCCGATATAGGCAAGGGTCAACCTGAGCCCGTACTCCGCGCCGGTCCCTATGGACTTTTGAGATAGGTCCTCCCATAGCCACATATCCGCCGCGGTGGCCTGGTACTCGACAGGAGCTGCCCCATCGAGTACCACCACCATCGTGGGCAGCATTAGGAAAGAACCAGGGTGCCGACGAGTGACGCGCTACAGGTAGCGACGCCTGCCGAGTCGTAAGTGATCTCGACGGACTCGGGGTACATGTCACCGGTGAAGGTGCCAGTGCTCCCGGTGATGACTACGGCGACATCCGTAAGTGCCGTGACCGCGTCGGAGAGGGTGTTGTATACGCCAGCATCGCCGTCATACAAGAATGACAAAGACGCCGCCGACGTAAAGTCAGTCTGGGTAAAGTTCACCCCGCCCAGAGTTTTTGTGCGAACTACGGTGCCGGTCTGTGTGATGGTGCCGTCTGTGATCTGGTCACTCACGTCACCCGCTGCGAGAGACACGGTGAACGTGTATCCGGCTACTGCTACTACTGCCATGATGTTTCTCCTTAGTTTGTTAAGCGTCGATTATGTGGGAGGTTGTGGAAACTTCGGATACGAGCACCGCGGTGGCTCCGGTGTCGGTTATTTGTGGTGGGCTTATTTGGTCGATTATGAAACTGTCACCGACTGCGACGGCGACGGCCTCTACCGCTGACTCCATTTTTTTCAGTGCGGCCGTATTATTTCGAGAGTCGACTACCACTAGGACCTTGAGCCGGAGTCGATAGTTGAGGACTGACCCGATTCTTTCGGGAACGATCCACGGCGTGTCCGGCACGATCACCAGGCACGGTGGGATCGGCACATTAGGTGCGACGTCGTGGACCTTGTAACCCGTGACTGTCGCTAGTAGCCCGGCTAGTTCTAGCCTGGCATCCGTGGAGAGGGCGTTGGGCATTTCATCCCACCATCCCCGCGGGGTTCATATATGGACCGATCAGTGCGTAGACCCTGCGGATCAACCAGACACTTAGCCGGTATGGGCCGGGCGTAAAATCTACCGCAACTATTTGCCCACCGACCGAGGTGCGTGCCTGGTAGATCTCAATTCCGACCTGTAGCGCCGCCTCTTTACATGCTGCATTTTCTGCTGCTAGTGCGGTGGCGGTTAGGAGATTACCGACAGTGAGTTGCGCAGCTGCGGCGGCTTGGGTAAACCCGGCCGCGTCATCCGCGTAGGTCAGCTGTAGCGCATCCGCCACATTTTGACCGCTCACTAATGCCATCAGTAATCCCCTAACCTAACCCGGTTTAGACGTTTGTCATTCTGACAATGCCGGCTGGCAAGAATGGCGCGGTAACGCCATAGCCGTAGATCGCAATATCGCGTCCCAACTGGCCGACGTTCTCGGCACTTGCTAGGCGTGGGCCGTCCTCGACCCAGCGGGCCGCGGCGCCGTTGGTCACGATCGCGTTGTAGGCCGCATTTGTGTCGAGGTATACGGCGCGAATAACAGGTAGACCCGAAACGTTCACGCGCAGGGTGGACGCGGTCGCGACACCAGACACGTTCTGTACGGTGTATGGCTCCGGCTGGAAGGTGGACCATCCGCCGATAGCGGTGAACACTGCGGTCGAGACAAAGACCGCGGTAGCGGGTGTCCCGGTGGCGTCCTCAACACTGACCGATGCTGCAAATACTGCCTCACGGAATCCTGCGCCGGTTGTGTCGGCCGCGAAGTCGTAGTCCTGAATACCGGTGCCGTCGGCCCACAAATCGGCCGTGAACTTACGGTCCGTGACGGTGGCGTATGACGCGGCCATGATGCGGTTATGTGCGTCAAGGTAGGACGGGCTTGACCGTTGCAGGAGCTGGTAGGAGATGTCCGAGCCTGCCGCGTAGGTGTCGAGTGTTGCGGTGCCCTTTTCAATACTGATTTGTACTGAGTTGACTTCGTCCTTTTGGTTCGCCTGTGCTTCTACAATCGCGGTCAATGACCCGTCGAAATATGGCCAGTTAATGTCCATGCCTGCGGTGCCTGCGGATTGTGGCCCGCCGACTCCGTTGATTACGCGGCGTCCGAGGTCGATGATGCCCATGACCTGGAGCATCCAATTCGGGGGCAATACGCCGGGGCTGTCGCCTGTTACCTGGTCGAACAGTGCGCGTGACTCGGTCTCGCCGTTGAGTACGGCTTTGGAGTAGTCGCCGAAACTGCGGTATTGCGCTAGCGGGTGAACTGGCTCGGCGGTGAATGCGCGGGCCTCAATCTTTGCGACACTTTCGCGAACCTGCGCGATCGCTTCGCGTGCTTCCTTATCCTCTGAGACCACAACGGCCTCTTCGGTGGTCTCTTCTGGATCCATTATTGTCTCTTCTCTTATTGATGAAATACCCGCACTGGAATAGGCGGGCATGTGGGTAAGGCTTGTCTCAAATAGTTGAGCTGAGAGGTGCCTAATTGTTGAGCCTGTCTTATTCCGTAAACTTTTCAGCGGAGCGAACCCCACGCTTAATCCCTTGACCGCGCCCGCTTTTGCCAATGTTGCGGCGTCGCGGCCTTGGACGGTGTCGAGAATGTTTGCCGTGATGTAAAGCCCGTCGGGTTCGTTGCTTGCGTCAGTGATGACACCTACCGGTGCGTCATGTCGCCAGGCTAGCGGCTTGCCAATTACGGCCGCGGGGTCAAATGCGCCAGGGGCGAAGGATTCTTCGACACCTGAGATTGTCGTCGGGGTGTCGTACGGTACGGCCCGCCCGTACATGGTTGCAATTACGCCGTCGGCCCGGTCCTCCCGATAGTCGACAACTAGGTCGAATGGTGTCTCGGTTTTGTTCATATCGTCACTTCCAAATCGGGTAGATCGAGTAGGCCGCGAACTTCGTTAGGAGTTAGCACGCCTAGCGGTATCAGAATGTTTGCTAGTGCGCTTATCTCGGCAGGGTTAGAGCGCAAGAAAGTGGTCGTATCAAACTTGACCTCACGGCCCCGGGGCGTGACATCGTTCATGGATAGCCGCTGAGCGATCGCCGCCATAATCGGCGATAGCGATAGGTCGAGTAACTGCCGGTAAAGGTCGACGCGGTTTGAATAGTTGAGCGAGCCGGACGGGACACCGGCACCAACCCATACCGGGTCAAGGTTGCATAGCCGCGCCATC